TATTGCTCGATATTTTCCTACTGAAAAAGCGCATATCGAGTCCCTCGAGACTTCCCGTGATTCTGTAATTTCCACTATTGAGGACCTCGAGGAAGAATACGGGTGAGAGGATGGACTCATGGTAGATGCTAAAAATGAGAAAGACAAATTCACGGGTCCAAGCGTAAAAGCCCGACATAAAATTATCAAGTGAAGTGCTGATGATCAGGAAGAATATATACTTCTCGACAAATGGCTCGAACTCACAGAAGAAGTGGCTAGTCTCAATAAAGATATCAAAGCAAAAGAAAAGGAGCTCCAGATAAAGGTAAATACAAAGTATGATCACCTCACACGAGATGAGATCCAATCGCTCATCGTCGATGATAAATGGATAGGGTCCATAGAGTCCCGAATCATCGGAGAGCTTGATTGGGTATCTCAGACACTCACCACTCGTATCCAGACTCTTACTGAGAGATATGAGAGAACTCTCCCGGAACTCGATAATGTAACAAAAACTCTCGAGCAATCTGTCGAAGACCACCTAAGAAAAATGTGATTTATATGGTAAAAAAAGAAAAAAACATCAAGCCATGATATCACCTTACGGAAGTGGGTGTTATTCCTATGGGCTGGGAAATCAAAAAAATCAAAGAGGTTTCTAAATTAATAAATTGAAGAGGATTTAAACCTTTTGAATGGAAGACACAAGGCTTACCTATTATTCGAATTCAAAATCTGAATGGTTCTAAAGAATTCAATTATTACGAGGGTACGTATGATAAAAAATTAGAAATAGAAAATGGTCAATTATTATTTGCTTGGTCAGGTAGTAGGGGTACTTCTTTTGGTCCACATACGTGGAAATGAGAAATGGGACTCCTGAACTATCACACATGGAAGGTTATTATTGATGAATCAAAAATTAAATTTATACATGAAAAATTCAAAGATAATAAAATAGCTATTTTTTATAAGTTTAAAATGGAGTTAGAAATGATTACAGACTTTTATGGTGAAAATATTTGTTTTGATTTAGATACTTTTGATACAACAAACAAAAATATAGCCTTGCAAATAGTTTCAGGACGTGAGGGAATAAGTTTAAAAAATGCTGACTATTTAATCTATTTAACACCCGATTATTCTGCTACAAGTTATTGGCAAAGTAGAGATAGGCTAACCACAATGGACAGAAAAGAAAATAATGTGTTTTGGATTTTTGCAAAAGGAGGTATTGAAAATCACATTTATAAATCAATTATGAGTAAAAAAAATTATACACTATCACAATTTAAAAAAGATTATCATGTTAGAAAGTAAGATACAAACTAAGATTAAAAATAAACTACAAAAAGACGGATGGGAAGTTATTAAACTTATCAAAACATCGTGGGTTGGTATTCCTGATTTAATAGCTTTAAAAGATGGAAAGGTTAAGTTTATTGAAGTAAAACAAACAATTGGCATATTATCAGAAATTCAAAAACTAAGGATTAAGCAGTTAAAAGAGAAAGGATTTGAAGTATTGGTTTGGACTGATTATGAAACTAATTATTAATAAATTTGTTTCTTAAATTATAATTAATTAAATTTGAACTTCATAATTAATAATTTTTACCCCTTTTAAAGTTTGGTTAGTGCTTTATTAGGGGTTTTTTATTATATTTGTATTAATCATTAATGATTTTATTTGATTATGGACGGAAGAAAAAACAACGGGGGGAATAAGAACGCAGGAAGAAAACCAAAGATTGACGAAATAAAGCTTATTGAAACTATGGACGCTATTGCTATTCCTGATACTGTTTGGAAAATGTTATATGCAAAAGTTTTAGATAGTGACGTAAATGCTATTAAAACATGGCTACAATACCGTTACGGAATGCCTAAACAGATAGTAGAGCAGACAAACTTAAATGTTGATGTAAAAGACTTAGACGACGAAGAAATTAAGAAAATAAATAAAAACCTTGAATCATCTTACTAACGAACAAAAAGTCATTAAAGTAAAATGTGAGAATGATTTATTGTTTTTCACACGTTATATTTATAAAGAAAATCACAGGCGCAATTTCATAGTTGCGCCTCATTTCGTTTTAATAGCTGAATTTTTAACAAAGGTTTTTAATGGCGAAATAAAAAGAGGAATTATAAATATTCCTCCACGTTATGGAAAAACGGAATTGGCAGTTAAATGTTTTATTAGTTGGGCATTAGCTAAAAATTCAGCATCAAAATTCATTCACTTGTCTTACTCAGATGATTTAGCATTAGATAATAGTTCGCAAACAAAGGAATATATTGAAAGCGAATGTTTTCAGTCATTATGGGGCATGAAGTTGAAAAAAGACGCTCAAGGTAAAAAGAAATGGTTTAATGAAGACGGAGGAGGGGTTTATGCTACCGCTTCGGGTGGTGCTATTACAGGTTTTGGTGCGGGTGTAGCTGAAAGTAAAATGTTTAGCGGGGCTATTATAATTGACGACCCATTAAAGCCAGATGATGCTAATTCTGACGCTAAAAGGAGTGCGGTAAATGAAAGATATAACTCAACTATTAGAAGCCGTGTAAACGACAGGGAAACGCCTATAATTGTAATTATGCAAAGATTACACGAGGAAGATTTAAGCGGTTTTCTTTTAAACGGAGGTTCTGGTGAAAAGTGGGAGCATTTATGCTTACCCGCATTAGATGAAAACAATAATCCCTTGTGGGTTGAAAAGCATGATTTTAACGAATTGGAGCAAATTAGACAAGCTAATAGATATAATTTTGCCGGTCAGTATATGCAAATACCATCGCCAGCTGAGGGTGGAGAATGGCGCAAAGATTGGTTTAAAATAGTAGATAAAAGCGAAGTTCCTTTAGAAACTTTAAAATGGGAATTATTTATCGATGGGGCGTATACAAAAGATACAAAGAATGACCCATCGGGTTTTCAAATAGGTGCTAAATGGAATAACGACTATGTGATTTTATCAAGTATAGACAAGTATTTAGAAATGCCAGAAATGATAAAATTCATTCCTAATCATATAAATACAAGTGGTGTAAAAGTATCGATGTCATTAGTTGAACCAAAAGCAAGTGGTAAGTCTATTGTACAGATAATTAGACAACAAACAAACGTTAATATTTCAGAAATTAAAACTACATTTGTAAATAGCTCTAAAATAGAGAACGCAAGAGCTTGTTCGCATTTCATAGAGGGTGGCAGAGTTATATTAATTAAAGGGGCTTGGAACGAGGCTTTTTTACATCAAATAGCTATATTCCCTAACGGTAAGCATGATGAGCACATAGATTTAACTTGTTACGGTATAGAGAGAAATTTAATAGATAGTAATTTTTTCTTTTTTTAACATATTTTTTATTAATTTTGGCATATGGCAAATTTTATTCAAAGACTTTTCGGTAAAATTCTAAGACTCTTTTTATTCGTGTCAAGTTACTTTGTTTTGCCATTTGTAATGTTGTTTAAATCGTTTAAAATATAATCTTGTTCTTTACCCCAATACATATCGCAAAAACCATCTTTATTTATAGGAGATTCAGCGAAATAAGCCTGTCTAAATTCGCTTTCTTTTGCCATGTATCTATAACACGATTCTTTTGATTTGCAATCTTTTCCTGTGCATTTTGTTATATCTGCCATAATTGTAACTTTTCGAGATTCACAACTCATTTTATGAACTCCGTTAAGCTGTCCGCATTGTTTACATTTTGTCATATTATTTTACATTTTATCAAAAATATAATTATTGATAGTTTTTTGTTTTTCAAAATAATTCATTATAGTGAACGAGCTTTTTGTATTTTTAAAGTTAGTTTTAACCCAATCGCTTGGAGGACTTAACGCTCCAAAATTTTGATATTCAAAAGAGGTAGACGATGTTGAATCAAAAAGCAGTTGATGACTATCTCCTTTTCCGAATTCAATATCATAATTGTGAAGTTTATATTCGTCAATATAATTCTTAATTTTTTCTATTTGAATAGCATCTAATTTTGGTTTAAACCCAAATTTTAAACTTTTATCATCTTTTCCGTGTGTAAGAATAAAACACCGATTATCTATAATGTAATGGTCTATGAATTTTCTTTGATTAATCACTTCTACATTATCAGGATATTTCAGCTCTATATATGTTTTAAATGCACTATTTACAATATAACCAAAACTCCCTGCATGATTATCGTTACATATATTAACTATTTTTATTTTATAATAACTTTTGATTAATGAATCAATCATAATTATTTTAAAACGCAACCCAACATCAAATGCTTTTTGATTATCCATGTTTTGCGGTAATGCATGACCTCCACGAGTTGTAAAACCATCCCACCCATCCATAAAATCACCCAAATCATTTAAAAATAAAGTATCTGATT